GGAACCGCTCAAGTCTCTCGTTATACGGTAGCTCAGGGTTATCGCGAGTCAGTGAAATAGGCATTACGGCGACACTCTTAGCCAAGAATGTTGCGGATACTACCTTTGTTAGCGCGGATGATGTTGAGGAATACCTGTTCACCGGCCACAGTTGACAAACCTTCTTTTACCACGCTGCCCGAATCAATCATGTTTACCATTTTCATGTTGATCGGATTGCCCGCCCCTGGTGCGCCACCGCCACCCTTGTCGGAATTGAGGACGTTGCGCGGATCGTTCTTCGAAAGCACCTCCTCGTTCTTCTGCAGGATCGCCGGGTATTCGTCAGGGGCCAGACCCACAACGCCGCCCGTGTGGTACTTCGGCGCACCGGCAAACCAGCTCGGGTTCACGTTCTTGCTACGGCCAGTCGATTGCCCGACAACGGCGCCGCCGTGCGCGACCATCCCGTTGATAGCACCCGCGATCGCACCACCCCCGCCGCCGAATGACGACTGCAGCGCGTTGAGGATCATCTGTTTGAGGATCATCATTGTGATCTCTTTGGCGAAGTCCAGCGCGAAGTTGGCGAACGCCATCCCCATTGCCGACACTGCGTTCTCACCCTGGGCCGCGGCGTCGGCAAACGCTTGGAAGCCCCCGGCAATACCGCCCGAGATCTTTTCGTTAACCTGCTGCGCCGAGATCAATTCGTTTTTCACGATCTTGAGGGACGCCGGGATCGCCTGCAGCTTCGCGACCATGTTCTCGAAAGCCAGCGGATCGAATGCGGCCTTGTTGGCTTCGGCCAGTCGCAGCGTAGCCGCCGTTGCCGCGTCGATCTGAGGCACGTAGCTCGCATCGATCGTCGCGACTTGCGCCTTGGCCTCGATGTCGGTCGTGTTGCCGGCCTTGCGCTGGATCTCGACGTTGGCCAGCAGTTGGGTGCGCAGCGTGATCAGCTCGTTGATCCGCTTCTCGGATTCGGCAACCTCGGCCAAGTCCTTTTTCTTCTGCTCGGCGTTGAACTTCTCGGTCTCTTGGGCCTTGAGCAAACCGATGTAGCTGTTCAACGTGTCGCGCATTTGCCCGGCTTGAGCGGCGCCGCCTGGTAGCTTGGCCAGCGCATCGATCTGCCGGAAAACCTTCTGGTACGCCGTATCGATGGCGGCCATGCGGCTGTCGAGGTCCTGCTTCTCGTTGCGTTGGATCTTCGCCTCGACCGATTCGAGTTCCTTCGCCAACTGCTCGGCCAGCGATACCCGTTTTTTGGCCAGCGCTGCAGCCGCCGCTTCGTCAGGCTTGGCAGGCTTCGGCGGGATGACGGGCTTGGTGGTGGCAGTGGCGCCCGGCGCGGCGAACACCGGCCGATCCTTGCCGACCTGCTGCCGCTGGAATTCGAACATGTTGTGATCGAGTTCCATCGTGTCGTTGAGGGTCTTCTTGAGCTTATCCAGCTCGACTTGCGAGTCCTTCACGCCCTCACGCGTGCCGTCAGTCATACCCTTGCGGATGTTCGCCGCGATGTCGGTTGCCCCGATGGCGTCGGAACCCTTGGCCAGCAGCTCGATAGAACCGTCAACCGCATCCTTGACGCCGTTGGTGAGCTTGACGAAGTTGTTCGTGAAGCCGGTGCTGATGCTGACGCCGAACGCTTTGATGGCGAACGTGAGCTGGGTGAACAACCCCTTCAACACTTCGGCCATCGAGATTCCTGCGCGCTTGGCCCAGTCGAATTGCTCGTAGAGGTACTCGCCGATCTTGAAGCCGGTAAAGATGGCGACGAGGCCGACGAAGGCAACACCGATGCCCGTAGCGGCGCCGACACCGGCAACCCCTGTCGCAGCCAATTCGGCCTGCATGGCGATCAGCGCCGGGATCACTTTCGTCATGATCGAGGTTGCGAGGCCGGCCACCAACGACAGCATCTTGATGCCGAACGCGAGTTCCATCACCAGGACAACCTCGTCCAGATGGTCGATCAGGTAGATCAGCCCGGTGACGATGGTTGCGAATGCGGTGCTAAGCCCCTTCGCGAGTTTGGTGCCGTCGTCGCTATTCAGGAACGCGCTAACCTTCAACACGAGCTTTTCGTATTCGGTGGCGAACCCGCTATCCGCGATCAGCACCTTGAAGTCGAAGAATGCGGACGTGAGGCGGTTCTGGTTTGCGGTCAGCGATTCCATGGCCGTCGGCAGGCGGTTGGCCACGGTCTTGCGATACTCCTCGGCGATGGCCAGCAACTGCTCGCTGGTGATAAGGCCCTTCTGCATCGCTTTGTCGAGGTCGGGGAATTGCTTTTTCAGCGCCTTGGCCGCGATCTCAAACGCGCCGAAAAGACGGTCGCCGAGCTGACCACGCAGTTCCTCGGCTTGGATCTTGCCCTTGGAATAGATCTGCTCGAGCGCCTTGAACACGCCACCCATGTCGTCGGCCGTGAGCCCGGCAACAACGCCGACCTCTTGGAACGCCTCGGACACGTAATGGATTTCCTTCTGCGAACGCCCGGCGAGCGATGCGGCGGCAGAGAACTTCGCGTAGCCCTTGGCGGCTTCCTCGAACGATACGCCGATCCGGTCGGCCTGCTCACGGATGTACTGGTATTCGGCAGCGATCTTTTTAGGGTCGTCGCCAACCGACAACGCGAGCTGGTTGTTGATCGATCGTTTGGTGTTGCTGGCACCCAGCGAATCGTTGGCCAAGCCGACGGCACCCTGTAGACCGGTGTAGGCAGCAGCGACCGCCAGCACCTCGCCACGCAGGCGTTGCATGAACGACAGGGCGGTGCGCCCGTTGCTCTCGAACAGATTCGTGGCTTCGCCTGCAGCGGCGGCGCTGGTGCCGTACTTCTTGGTCGCGGTCTCGAGGTTGGTCAGCGCGGCAACGCTACCCCGTGCGGCAGTGACGAGGCGAGCCTGGGCACCGGCCAGATCGTTGGTCGCGATCCCGGCTTCACGCAATGCGGATTGGGACGCCCGCGCCTTGGCCGCTTGGGTTTGGTACGCAGTGGCAGAGCCCGCCAGCGCCGTTTCCAGACGTTTAAGCTCTGCAGCCATCTCAGCGGTAGGGGCTTCGGCCAGTCGCACGCTGGCGGCGTAGTCGCGCAGGGCTGTGCGGTTCGCTACGAACTGGGCCCGGGCCTCACGCAGCGCGGTGGTCTGTTGCTTGAATGTGTCGATGGCGCTGCCGGTTGTGGCCAGGGCCTTGTTGGCATCGGCGAGCTGCTTCACCTGCTCACGGTACGAGGTCATCGGCCCGGTGGCGGCGAGCGCTGCAGCATTGACGGCGCGGATCTGCTCCTCGACGCCAGTGAGATTGGCGCGGGCCGATTCAGACGGGTCGAGGATGTCGCGCAACGACTTGGCGACGGCCTGGCTGTTCTGGACGAACGACTTCGTGGCACCGGCCAAGGTCGTGTAACCCCGGGCGGCGGCCAGCGCGTTGTCGGCCATGTCGTTGAGGTTCTGCGAATTGTCGGCCCGGCGCTGGGCGGCGTCCATGTTGTCGAGCTGCTGGGTCCAGAACTGCACGTACTGGCCCGCCTTGTTCAACCGGGCAGCTTCGTCAGCGGCTTTCTGGAAGGCGGCACTATCGGCCATCTCCTTTTGTGCGCGCTTGGCTTCGTTGATGTTGGCGGTGAACCCGTTGTAAGCGGTGCCCTGCTTTTCGACCACGGCCGTGAGCTGTCGGCCGGTGGCTAGCAGTTTGTCTTGGGAACCGACGAGATCCGTCATGGCAAGGCCGAGCGCCTCACCTTCCTTGCGGGTGGCGGCGAGACGCGTGGCTTGGGTTTCGACCGACTTTTCAGCCTTCTCGACGGCCTTTTGGTAGGACGTGAGTTGCTGGGTTTGCCGCTTGGTGACTTTCTCGCTGCCTTCCATGGCGGCTTGGTGTTCTTTCAGGCGGGTAGACGCAGAACCGAGAACGTCCTGCAGATCCTTGAGTCGAGCCGTTTGGGCCTCGAAGTTTTTGATCACCGCCTGCTGCCCGAGCAACGCTTTCATCGCGTCCTCGAGCTTGCCGTAGGACTTGGTCAGATCCTTTAACGACCCCTCACCACGCTTGCTGGCGTCGACCTGGTCGTCCAGCGCTGCGTTGATCTCCTCGATCTCTTTGCGGACATCGTTGAGCGTACTTTTGGTGAGGTTCTTCGCTCGAATAACGAGTTCGACATCACGGGTCTGGTCAGTCACTGGCGCCGATCCTATTGGTTAGTGCGTTGAAGTTCTTGGCCCCGGCTGCACCACCCATGACGGTAGAGACCGCCGACTGGATTAGCATTGCTTCTTGTACCAGGCGATTGTTAATTCGCTGGCGGCAAAGGCGGGCTTCTGACCACATCATACCGATAGGATAGGACCGAGCGTTAGGATGACCCTCGGCGAACAGCAAACTTACGTCACGGCGAATGCCGACGTAGAAACGGTGGAAGGTGGATTCATAAGGCTCGTCGGAATCGTTGGGTCCACCGGGGCCGGCTGGCGCATCGGCTTCGTCCGCATCCGAGCCATAAGCACCATCAACGATTCGATTGCTTTTTTTACGCCGCCAGCCTCCTCAAAGGTCAGGCCGCCGATCTGCATCATGGCCTCGACTTGGATCGGGAATGGCAATCGGCGGGCATTCTTGACGAGCTGCTCGCTGAATTCTTCGGTGCTGCAGACCGCAATGATGTTGGCCAGCAAACCGGGAGCGCGGGAAGCCAGACCAAGCGCAATGCGCTGCATCTGATCAGTCAGGGCTTCGTTGTCTTTCTCACCATCCAGCACGATTTCAAAGACATGCTCGAGGTCGGGGAAGTGGGTTTTAACCAGTGCCGCCAGGGTGTCTAGGGAGATCGCTTCAACCGAGAAGATGACCTTGCCGTCGACCTTAACCTGACGGCACTCAGGGACGTAATCCGAGAGTGCCATAGGTGCTTTCCTTATCAGACTACGGCAGGGATGCCGCGGCTGGTGATGTAGACGGTTTCGTAGCCGGACTTCTGCAGCAGCTCGACGGTGAACGACATGGCGGACCAGTCTTCCATCGACTTGAGGTTGTAGTCGCCATCCGGGGAGATTTTGACATACGGCCAGGTGTAGTCGAACTTGATGCCCTTCTTGGTGGTGGCCTCGAAGAACAGCGCGCCGACAATCGAGTTGTTCTTGCTGATGACGCGGTCCTGCGTGTACGCGAGCTGGTCGTAGCTAACGATCAGGTCAACGGTTGTACCGGTGATGCCTGGCGCGCTGTCTTCGACGTAGAAGCGGCCAGTCGGCAGGTCCAGCTCGATGTTGTTGAGGATCGGGAACGCGACCGCCGCGATCTTGAATGTCACGTTGTTGACGTGGCGGGTGCCGGCCGGGTTGGCTTGAGTGACGCCCAACTGGTAGTAACGACCCTTCTGCACGGTGATCGTTTCAGTCTGCGCGGTAGCGGCCAACTGGGTGTAGGACGACACGTCACCGAGGTAGTACATGGCCACGTTTTCGAGGCTGATGTTATCGGTGGTGAAGGCACCCGAAGAACTGTTCGTCAGAGTGACGGAGTCGTCCTTGAAGCGCTGGCCGTTGTCCGAATCGAAGTGATCCAGATCTTCGTGGTCGCTGCTGGTGGTGAATTCCGGGGTGTTACCGAAGTAACGATAGCCCTGGGGGTTCTGCGTACCGAGCGCGAACATCGCGAAGTACAACTTACCGCTGCCTAGCGTGTAGTTCTTGCCGCCTGGGTTGCGCATGGTGGTGCCTCTTTATGGGGTTTTGGTGCGTCAGGCCGGAAGATACGGATCGCTGACAGCGTTGGCAAGGCGGATGCGTATCGGAAGATAGAAGAACGCCCGGCTTGAAGTTTGAGCATCGAGCGGCCGAACCACGGAACCGCCAACCTCGATGCCGACAATGGTATCACCTAGAAGGTATGCCGAGAGGTCTAACGGCCGGCCAGACGCGTCGTCGCGGGTCGCACTGATCTTGCCGAGCTGCGCGCTGACTGCCGACGCCAAGTAGTAGGCGGGATCGCTGGGGTTCTTCTTGTCGTCCTTCGCCCAGCCCTGAATGAGCAGCGTCCAGCTTTCGCTCAGCATCTCGCCCGCGCCGCCGAAGATCCCAACGTCGGGCATCGGTGCCTCGAGGATCGACAGGGCCGGCAGCTCGGTTTCTTCACCGAAGGTCACCCGGCCACGGTACACGTCGCCAACCAGGTCGTAGGCCACACCCTTTTCATCAGGGCCGGCCGTGAGTTCCAGCAACGCGGTGAGGCGCTGCAGCACTGCAAGTTTCAGCGGGATCATTTTGAGAGCCTATCGAATTGACGGAAAAATTCGTTGGTCAGTGCCTTGGCCACGTCCGGTTGGATGTCGCTCGCCACTGCCTTAAACACCTGGTCCACCGACGGCCCGTAGAGCAGCACGACGCCCGAGCCAAGCGAACTGGCGTGGGTGTTGGCAGGCAGGTGCCGGTTGTTGAGTGTCTCGCCCTGCGCCAGCCGGATGGCCAGCCCTACGTTGAAGGTGGACCCGTCCATGGTCTTGCCCGACTTGAGCTTGATCATGAACGCTCGTTTCAGGTGGCGCGATTTGCCCTTGCCCACTTCCACGGTAACGCCGTTCTTTCCACCCACCTGGCCCGACGTGGCGAACCGGGCGAGCGACGTGGCTCGGTCCCGGCCGGTGATCACAGCCTCGAGGTCGGCATTGCTGGCCAGCTTGGACACGCCGAGGCGATCGCCCTTGAGATAGCCGTTGGGAAAGTTGATCTCGTTGTTCATCTGCATACGCGCCAAACCGAGGGCCGGCCCGCGTGCGGTGTCGTTTAAAGCAATTCGGGCCGCCTCAGTAGTGATACCGGGCAGCCCGTCGAAGTATTTCTCGATCTCGGGGAATAGGTCCGAGATTATGCTTACGCTCATGTTGAGGTCACCGACCAGATCTCTTCAATGGGGCCATCCTTGGGTTCCATCGCCTCGAGTGTTACCGCGATACCCTCGAGCGTTGGAAAGCTCACTACACCGCCCCGGCGCACGTTCAACGCTCTTGCTTGTGTCTCGTCGAGGATCAGACGCTCGATCCCTTCGAGTACCTCGGCATAGCCGGCGTTGCCCATGTCACCGAACCGGTCGATCTTGGAATGCCACCGGGCGCGTATTGCGACTGGCACTTCCCGCGAATCGTCCTTGTATAAAGCATCAACGCCGAGCGTCTTCATGACCGCCCGGCGTGTGCTTTTCTTCGCAGCGGCGAAGTCGAAGGGCATTTACAGATCTTCGGCTTCGGCAGCTTCCAGAACGGCAACGATCTGCGCCTTGGTGCTGGCATCGCCGAGATTGACTTCGCGAGCAGCAGCTTCGGCTTTCAGCTCGGCAAGGTTCATCTCGCCCAGGGTCTTGGTCACGGCGGCGGTGTCATCGGACGCGCCTTCGTTCAAGATCTTGCGAACGAGCTGGTTACCGGTCTGCTTTTCCAGCGCGGCGATTTGGGTCAGTTCTTCGGCGGTGAAGTCGAACGGCTTACCGGTGGATTCAGTACCGATTTCCGGGTAGACAGTTTGACCGTCGCGGGTGAGACCGATGGAACCGAGAGCAATGCGCTTAGGCATGGTGAAACTCCTGACAGAAATAAGGAACCGCGCCCGAGAGCGCGGCGGGGGCAACTGGCTACCTAGGCGGCCAGCTTACCAGACTTACTGGACGGTCATCGACCAAGTGGCGTTGGTTACACGAGGAACCAGCAGCGGGGCCGACTGGGTCATGATGTATTCAACGCTTGGGTCTTCTTCGTCCCACATTTTCGGGAAGTAACGAAGCGGTGCCAGACCAGCTTTTTTGTCCTTGATGGCGCCGAACGCTTGCACGCCGTTAACCATGCGGGAGATGCCCAGCACCTTGTTCGGAGCGAGCAGCGCTTCTTGGGTGCCGTCTTCCAACGTCACTTTGGCCGAGTAGATCCAGCAGTCGAAACCAGCACCGCCAGCCAGACCCTGCACACGACCAGCGTATTCCAGACCGTCGAAACCGTTGGTGATCAACGCCAGATTCGTGGACGAGCCGCGATAGTTGTTGTCGATCAGTTTCAGGTTGTTGGCCAGGACCCATGCAACGAACGAGTCGAACGCATCTGCGCCGAAGATGATCTCGTGGTTGGTGGCACCGCAAAGATCGTTCGAGGCGCGGTTAGCGGCCTTGATGTCTTTCAGTGGGTTGGCCGCGGTGCTGTTCCATTGAGCAGTGCCGATCAGGGCACGGGTCAGGCTCGCATCACGGTTGAAGTCGATGGTCACACGAGGGTAGTCGATACCATCGCAAGTGACTTTGCCGTCCTGTACTGCCTTGGCCGCCATCCACTCGAGGCGGTTGTCGATTTTGATGCGCTGCTCGACCAGCAGTTTGGCCACGGTCGCTTGATAACGCTGTTGCGGGGTCAGGCTACCGGTTGCCAACGACTCACCAGCAGTACGGGTGAACATGTTGTTGTTCGGATCGACGATGTCCTTCGGCTTAACGTAAGCCGGGCGATAGGACACGGTCTGGAAACCGCGTTGCTTCTGGACGCGACCCTGGACGTTCGGGGCAACGAAAGGAGCCATGCGGCGATAGTCTTCACTGATCTCGTCCATCGCAATGGATTCGGTGTTGAAGGTCATCTCGTCAGGGAAAAACTGCAGCCAGAAGGCCGGCAGCGTCTTGGTAACGCGCAATACGCCGAGCAGGGTAGTCAGGTCAAACGGGCCCATGGTGAATCTCCGTAATGGTCTTGGGGGCATGACATCGTGGCCATGCCCTCCGTGAAGCGATTTTTAGTTGACCAGACGGCCGATTTTAACGGTGCCGTTTGGACCGACGACAGCACGACGCTGATCGTAGGTAACCAGGGCGCCCGGCCAAACCAGGGCTTCGTGGTTGTAGTGACCGCCATCGAAGAACGCCATGCGGTCGTTGATCACGGCGTTGTCTTGGCTGGCGATGACAAGGTTGCCCAGCGAAGCGTTGAAGGCGACGACCTGACCTGCAGCATCAACGCTGCAGACTTGGTACTTCACGACAGCGATGCTGATCGGGTAGTCGGTGGTGGTGATCTTGCCTTCACCAGCATAAAGCTGGACCGGGGAAGTGGAGCCCAAGACGGTACGGCCGCCTGCGATGTCATTGCTCATTGCGTTTTCCCTCGAGGAAAGAAGTGCTTACAGATGCGGAGCTTACGGGTTAAGCGAGGTCACGACCATAGGCCAGTGCATATGCGCTCAGCAGTTCGTTGCCCTTGGGTGCTTCGAGCGACTCACCGAGTGGTTGGCCATCGGCGCCGACGTTAGGTTGTTGGCCATTGTCCATGGACGCTTTGAACGGATCGACGACGGCAACAACCGGCGCGACAACAACCGGCGCGGCAGCAGTGGTCTCACCCGGCGCAGCGGCCAGCATGCCTTTGGCTTCTTCGGCGGACATGTTGGTCTGGAAGGCGATGTAGCTGGCCAAGGTGCCTTTGCCTTTGGCTTCTTCGCAGTTGGTGATGGTGTGGCAGCGAGTGCGCTCGGCGCTCTGTACCAGGCCAGCATCCGGGGCAGAAGCAACGACCGGCGCTGTAGCAACGACAGGTGCAACGGGTGCAGCGGCTTCGAGTGCCAATTCAGCGGCGGTTTTCATATCGTCATCCTCAGTAATTTCGGGTGAGCCATTCAGCTCATTGATCAGTCGGATTGCAGCTTGGGACGGGGTCATAACGTCATGAACCAGGCCCATCGCCAATGCTTCGGTAGCTCGGTAGCACGCTGCCTCGGTGTCGAAAATAAACTTCTCAGACAGGCCGAGGTTGCGGGCCACGAGTGAAACGAAAGAGTCGCGAGACGCATCGACTGACTTTTGAATATCAGCGCGGACGGATTCTGACAGATCTTTGTACGGAGCGCCGTCGACTTTGTGCGATCCCGAGTAGATCGGGGTCATCTTGATGCCGTTCTTCTCGAGCAGCCCCTCGATGCTGACGTGCAGGCACATCGCACCGATGGACCCAACGCCGCCGCTTGGGGTGAGGATCATCCGGTCGCACGAGCTGGCCAGCGCGTAGCAGGCCGAGTACGAGGCGGTGTCGATCATTGCGATCATTGGCTTCTGGCCGCGTGACAGATAGATCTCGTCAGCGGTTTCGAACAGGCCGTTGCACTCGCCGCCCGGGCTGTTGCAGTCGAAGATGATCCCCTTCACGTCGTCATCGTCGAGCGCAGCACGGAGCTGGTTCTGGATGAAATTGTAGCCGGTGACGAATCCCCAGCTATGCGTGAAGCGGTTGATCAGGCTGCCGTGAATCGGGATGACCGCGATGCCGTTGGCATAGGCGAACGGCTTCTCGGTGTAGCCGTCGATCCCGTACATGGCCACGAGGTCCATGCGGCTCTCGATGACCCGGGCTTTCTCGTCCTGCGTGCTGGCTTGCGACAACTGCACCAGATCCGCCGCAAAGTCGGCCTGCGGGGAGATCATGATGTCGCGTAGGTTGACCCGGGTTGCGATCTGCCGGGCCAGCGCCATTGGTGTAGGCATCAGAAATCCTCGTCGTCTGCATTGGCGTTCTTGCCGCCATTTTCCTTGAGCGTGCCCTGGGTGCTGGCGCCGCTTGTGGTCTTCTCGGCTGCCATCGTGAAGTCGAGGCCCAGTTTCTCGGCCATCTTCATCTCGCGTGCGCGCTGCTGGAACACTTCGCGGAAGTCCTCACCCAGTCGGGCGATTTCTTTCTCGTAGGTCGACAGGCCCGAATTGATGCGCAGGATAGCAGCTTGCGTCTCCTTCAATTCGTCAATCTGGCCACGGCTGGCACCGATCCACGTTGCTGCCGAGATTGCATCCTTTACGCCTGGCTCATAGAACCATGCCGTGGTCTTACCGGCAGGCAGCGGGATGCGCCCGGCGTTCCATTCTTCCTCGAGCCAAAGCTGGTACACGAAGGACGCGATCCGGTCGGCGACCATCTTTTTGCGCGAAGACATGAACTTCCACGTCTCGCCCATCGAGGCCCTGGCCGAGCTGTAGTTCGTGTTGCTGTAGTCCCGCGAAAACTGCTCGTAGGACAGGCCCAGCGCCGACGCCGTGTGACGCAGCAGGGAGCGCTCGTAACCGCCGCCAATGCCGCCAGGGGTGCCCAGCGATTTGATGTTGAGCTTGGTGCCCGGGAACAGGTGCGGCATTTTCACGCCGTCGATGGCGATGTTCTTCGAGGCGTCGAGGTACTCGCCCATCATGCCCATGTAGTTGCCGATGTATTCGGCCATGGCATCACCGTTACCAGCGCCGCCACCCATTTGCTCGAAGACCATGCCCTGCGGGAGTTCCGATTCGATTGCGGCAGCGTAGGTTGCGGCCACGACGGCCTGCTGCAGCGTGATCTCTTGGAACTTCTTCGTCATCTTCATTTGCTTGAGGACGGCGACCATATCGGCGATGCCACGGTTCTGCTCGGGCATCAACTGCTCGACGATGTGGCAAACCAGCTTACGGCCCCACGGCTTTTCTGCCGGAACCTTAGTCCACTTGTAGACGAAGCCGTAAGGATCATCCGAGTAACCGTTGCGAATCCAGAAGTCAGTGCAGCGACCGCGGAAGTCGAGAACCATGCCCCGGCGTAGCTGCTGGGTGTCGGCCAGCTCGTTCGGGTTGCACAGGCGGGACGGGGAGATCATCTGAATGGCGCTGCTGAATGGGCGGCGGTATTCCTTGATCCACTCGGCCGTGGCCAGAACTTCGCCCGACATCAGGAAGCCGCCGACGCCGAGACGCACTAGGCCGGTGAGCGTGTTCTTGCGCGAAGCATCGAACCAGCAATCCTGAGAGTCGGCCAGGTTGTTGAAGCGCGCCTCGACGGTTAGCTGGAACTCCTCGGCCCACTCCTCGGTCACGCCCAGGGCCACGATATTCGGCTTGGCGTTGAGGCGGTACTGCGCGCCCACGATGTTGTCGCGGTGCAGTGCCACGGCGCCGGTCGCGTAGCCGTCGTTCTGGACGATGTCACGGCCTCGAGCATCGGCGACGGCCTTGCCCGGGTTGATGATCTGGTCGGGGGACGACATCGAGGGGTTCCAAAGGGCAACCTCCCGGTCGATGCGGCTGGCACCCTCGAGGCCGCCGCCAAGGGCTTTCTCGTTTGGCGGGGTGGCATGTGCTACGGTGATGCGCGGTTTGCTCGCTGTGCGGGCCATTAGAAATAGAACCCCATCGGGCGGTTGGATCGGGGACGAGCAGAAGGCTCGAGGCAAGCCGCGACCTCACCGATCATCGCGTAGAGGCGTTGCGCGTTGGCGGCGGTGAATTCAACCCGCTCGCCGTTCTGGTCAACGATGACCCGCGCCTTGTTGCCCGAGATCAGCGCGGTGTAATCGGCGCGCATCTCAGCCAGCATTTCCAGTGTAAATCCTGTGCAATTCATCCCATGGCCTCGGCAAGTTTGGAGAAGTCGTGTTTTCGCTTGGTCGGTTGAGCAAAGCGTTTAGGTTCGTCCGCCCGACTGATCAGGATATTTTGGTCCCATTCAGCCGCCCACTTTGGCGGATTCGCCCAATCCATTTTCTCGACCAGCATGAGCGGTGACACGCAAACCCCGATGCAGTAATACGACAAATCCCACGCTTCGTTGTTGGCGTGCTGCCGTTTTTCCCACCCTTTTGGGGTCCGGGTTTCGGCGCACATCTCTTGATACCACCAGTCAGGTAACCAGTTCGGAATCCGGTACATCCCTTTCCCGGGTTCGAGCGAGTCCAAACGTGCGTGCAGCATATCCTTTAGGCTGTTCGAATTCAGCATCAACACGGGCACATCGCCTCGAGCCGTTGCATTTTTGTCGCGCTGCTGGGCATCGGGGTGAGTGATACGGGCTCGGGGGATGCCGGGCTTGCCGTCACCCTTCACCAGATGGAACCGGCCATGGATGCCCATCTTGCGGATGGTGCGGTAGAACTCATACGCCATGCCGGTCACGGACTGGCCCTTGGTCTTCGAGAAACCACCCGAGTCGCAGGTCGTCATCTTGATGGCCATGCGGCGCCGGGTCCCATCGCCGAGCTCATAGGTCTTTTCCATAACCTGCTCGACGATCAGATCCCAGTCCTCTTGGTACGTCGCCGGCTTGACCCAAAGCTTTTCGCCGTCCTCGCCCACGCGCTTCGACTGGCGGATCTGGAAGCGATCAACCAGCACCATGTCGAACGGCCGGCCCGGCGCGATGCCGTGGACCTGCACAACGAACATGTTCTTCTGGACGTCGATTGTGGCAACGAGAAACCGCGTGCCCAGCGGTACGACCTTCTCCTCGAGTTCCTCGGCACGGGCCGCCAGATGCTCGGGCAACCGGTCTTCGCCGACGGACTTCGGCAGGTATGGCTCGCCCAGGTCGGTGTTGTAGAACTTCTTGAGGGCCTCCTCGGATTGGGTGCTGGCGTATTCCTCCTCGGCGGTGATGAACGTGCGCACCAGGCCCGCCCAGTTCGTGAAGGTGGCGGCCATGCCGTTGAGCCAGAAGCTTGCGGTCTTGGTGCGGCGGCCGGTGCCGAAGCGCTGGCCCTTCTTGTTGACGCCTTCACCATCGCGAACCCACATGCCCCATTGCTGCATCTCGTAGCGTTCATCGGGGTGGATGTGTGTGTGGCAGCTCGGGCACTCGAGGCGGGCGGTTTCGGAGGCGGTCACCGAGTCGTAGACCAAGCCGGTCTTTTTGTCGAATAGCTCGTACCGCAACATCGAGAATCGACCCTCGAAGTAGTGGTTGCAGTGCAGGCACGGCCAGTACCAGCGGCGGCGATCGCCCCGGTTGTACAGTGCGAGGATGCCCTCGGCCGGTGGGGCTTCGTGGCCCTTGGTGATGTAGCGCGCATCGAGGACGGGCTTCGACGGTGAGCTTTCGGCCAATGCCATCTTGAAGCTGCCGAACGTGGTGGTCCGCTTGGCCGCCAAGTCGAAGGCGTTGCCGTCCCCCTCGATGTCGTCGTCCATCCGGTCATAGTCCGTCAGGGCTACGCGGGGAATCGGCTTACCCGACATCTCAGACACCGACGGCCAGCTCAGGGTCAGCATCATGCCGTTCGTGAAGTGTTTGTCGAACTTGTTGTCGGCGTCCCGGCGTTTCACGAGCAGGTCTTTCATCACCTTGCTGGTGCGCACCAAACGGTCGACCCGCCGCATCGAGAAGTCGCGAGCCGCGGCTGTCGTTGGGCTGTAGATAGTCAGGTCCATCGGGCTCGACTTCACGCTGTAGAGCGTCCAGTTGAGGATCAATGCGTCGGTCTTGCCCGACTGGGCCGGCCCTACGAAAATCACCGCGTCGTAGAACCGTGAATCGAGCGTATCCATCGGCTCGACCAGGTAGGCGACTTTCTCGTTGAGCCATGGGCCGGTGTAGGACCCGAGGTTATTCAGCTTGCGATACTTGGCGGCGCACTCGCCGACGGTCAGGCGTTCGGGCGGGTTGAACATCTGCCCCACGCCCAAGGCAATCTGCGCGAGGTTGCTAAAAGTCGTCTTGCCCGAGTCCAGTAGCCGCTCGCGAGCCGAATTGCTTAGTAACGGCATCCGATAATTCCTCTAACAGTCCGTCAATAATGTGGGTGAGCGCCTTCTGCTGGGGCTCGGTGACTTCCATCTCGTTGGCGATGCTGTCGTTAGCCAGAACCAGGGGGATGCGGATTGCTTTGACCAGATCGGCGAAGACCTCGGACACCTGGTCGGTGCGCCACAAGTCGCCTGCGTTTTCTTCGAATTTCTGCTTCGCCGTCATCGCCGCCCAAAATTCCTTGGTCAGCATCTTCGGCAGGTTGGTGTGGTTGAGTTTGCGAACGTAGGTGATGACCTGCTCGATGTCGTCCACGTCAAGCTGGGTTTCGACCAGGAATGGCGCGGCTTCCTTGACCGCGTAGATCGGGTGACCGGCCCGGCGACCGCACGGCTCGATGCCGGTGATCTTCGACTGGACGGTGCGGTTATCCATGCCGAACAGCTTGCCCAGTTGGGAGATGCTCGCCCCCTCGAACAGAAGGCCCTTTGTCTCATCGTCCATAACCTTGGAATCGATGTGCTTATTTGCGGCCACGGACGTGTTCCTTTATCAGTTTTTCGAGGTCGGCCTTGCGCAGCATATAGATGACCTGCAGGTGGCGGCGGGTGTAGGTCTGAATGGGCCTGGCCCCGCTACGCACTTGCGCATAGGTCGAGTACGCCATCCCCAGCAGCTCGCACGCGAACGTGGGGCCGAGCTGGGTGTGCTTTTCGAAGTCGATTAGTTCCTGGTTCACCGGGGTGCCCTGTTGATATACGCAATGAGCATATCGACCGCACCCCCTCGTGGCAAATCGCGGACGAAAAAAAACCTGCAACATCAACCCCCTGGAGAGTGATGTCGCAGGTTTTTCCCCATCCCGTTTGCGTGCCTGCGAAAGCCGCTGCGTTCTCGTGAACATGAGATGTTCGCTTGGCGTGGCATAGACGGGTTACATAGAGAACGCACAAATGAATTGAGGTTTTCGACCGTCTGCCGAAGCAAGCGAGCAGCCATGCCCAACGGGTCGCACTCTATAGGTCTTCACACTCAACGGTCAAAGCCTTTTTCCACTTTCTTTGCAGCTTTTTCAATAACTTAAATAACCCTTCCTGCGCGTCCTGCTTTTTCATCATGCACTCGACCACGAATTCGTCGAGCGTGCCCCGGGCGACGGCGTGGCAAACGAACACCGCGTCCTTCTGGCCTTGCCGGTGCAGACGCCCGATGAACTGCAGATACAGCTCGAGCGACCAGGGGATGTCGAAGAAATAGATGTACCGGCCACCCTTCTGCAGATTCAGCCCGTGCGCGCCAGACTGGGGGTGCATCAGCAGGATCGGGATTTTGCCAGCGTTCCATTGCTTGACCGCATGGCCGTCCTTGTCCATCACCACCGCTTTCGGGAACGCCTTTTTCAGCTTATCGAGCGACGATTTGAAGTGGTAGGCGACCAGGATTCGCTCCCCGGTTTCCTCGACCAGCTCCTTGAGATCCTGAATCTTGCGGTCGTGGACCTCGTGGACCTGCTTCACTTTGACCATGTCCTCGGTGTCGATGTCCTCGAGGTAATAGGTCTCGTACAGCACGCCCGACGCGATCTGCAGCAGCTTTTGCGACATCGCGGCGGCGGTCGGTGCCTCGATCTCACGGCCCTGCAGGGTGACCAGTCCGTCGCGTTCCATGCCGCGGTAAAGGTCCATCGCGCTGGCCGGCAGATCCACCGCCCGGTTCACGTAGGTCGGCAGGTCCATCGGCAAATAGTCTTCGGCCTTCATGGTCAGGCAGATGTCAGAGATGGCGGCGGCGATCTCCTCCTCGGCGCCGGGGCGCAGCAGATCCTTGCGGGTGTACTTATTGTGGACGAAGTAGCGGGACAGGAACTCGGTGTAGGTAGAGCCCAGGCGCTCGCCCAGGTCCAGCAAGCCGATCTGCCCGAACAGGTGAGCGTAGGTCTCGGCGGCCGGCGTGGCCGTGAGCTGGATCATCCGCTTCATGTACTGGCGGGCCCGGCGCAATGCCGCCCAGCGCTTGGTGGTGTGATCCTTGAAGGCCGAAGACTCGTCAACCACCACGCCGTCATAGGGCCAGTCGCGCCCCCAAGCTCGCACAAGGAACTCTACCTGCTCCCGGTTGATGACGTAGATGCTCGCCGGGTTGGCGGCCTTGTGGCGTCTCACGGCGGCAGCGGCGGCCTCGTCCCGTTTCACATTGACGTAAACCTTGCGCTCGGCCGGCGTCACCGGGTTGAGCATCGCCTTGTCGATGTTGGCCCGGCCGTAGCGGGTGATGTCGGCGCCGCGCAGGTTGAGCTTCGTCTTGGCGCGTCGGCGCAGCTCGAGTTCACGGTGGCGCCGGATCAATCCGACCACGTCCGG